CGAGCTGTTGGCGACAATCTGCTTTTCTTTGTCTGTCATCTTAGATTCCTCCATTCATTCGATATTCAACATAACCTTCAAAGTTCTCGAATCTAGGGATTTGAGCTTTGGCAATCTTTTTCACGCTCTTGCCCAAGCACCAATCGACATATTGATTCCACAAATCGTGGTAGAAATGATCCACACGATTCACTTTGATTTCGGTGACTTTGCTGTCACCATGAATCTTAATTTTGCTCATACTCTGCTCCTTTAAGCTCCCGGAGTGAATGTGTTGCCGGCCATTGCTATGAGTGCAATCAAGACAAGCAAGATTTCATCCTTGTGAGCTTTGATAAAGTTGATAATTTTTGAAATTGCTTTCATTTTGTTTTCTCCTGTTTGTTTTGGATCAGACTTCAGACAAGCAATTCAAACGCTCGCAGTTTTTGGACGTGATTCCGAACATAATTGGTGGGGGTATTAGTGGCGAATCAACGAGCGACATTTTGAAAAGAGGTTTGTGTATTTGGTTATAATCACCTGAATCTGTTGCATTTACATGAACGTATATTGCCTGATAAAGAACATTTCTTTGGTGTCGCCTTACGCTTGAATTGCTAACCTGAAGTCTGATTGTTAATGTGTCTGGCGCGAGCCATCTCCGTTGTGATTTCAGATGACCGCTCCGATATATCAAAAAATCGCCCTCTCAGGCGATTTCTATTTGTCTATAATAAGAAGTTGTGAGCTAATCTATTCTATGCGTCACTATATTTGACATTCTTATCATATTATCAAATAGATTTTACCTGATAATGATGATTCTATCAAATTCTGAAGGTTCTTTCTTGATACTCTAATTATAACAAATCCATTACGCTTATGCAAGAAGAATTTTCAAAATATTCACCTGAAATCGAGCAGAGTTTTCCACAGGCACAAAAAATAATCGCCCTGCTAGGTTATCAAGCCCAGCCAAAGAGAATCGAACCTTCAAAATGATTTTCATTTGTGAGCGATTATCTTCTTATTATATCAGATGAATGGTGTTTCTGCTAGGACAATCGAGCCATCTTTCTCTGATAAACTCGCCGGATGTCCTCATAAGATGGATGCGCATAGATCGCTGTGGTCGAGAGTTCCTTGTGGCCAAGAAGTCGCTGAATATAGACCACATTCATATCTTCTTCCATCAGATTGGTGGCAAATGAATGTCTAAAGACATGAGCCGACACCTGCTTGTCGATTCCGGCACGCTCGGCGGTGCGCTTCAACATCCGATCCACCAGTTGCGGACTGACCGGATTCCCCCTTGAAGAAACAAAGAGCGCACGATTCTCATCTTTGCGCTGTTTCAAATATAATTTCAGGATTGCCATCGTTCTCTTATCTGTGAAGCAATAGCGACCTTTGTGTGCCTTGCCGATCACATAGAATCGGCCATTCTGGATAGAATCTCGCTCAAGCGACATAAGCTCGGCGATTCTAATGCCGGATGTGTATAGTAGAGCGATGATTAGGCGGTCACGAATGCAGATTGCCGCATCTTCCATCCGCCTTACTTCATCCGGTGTGAGCGCCTTGCGCTCTTTCGGTGTCGTTCTCGGCCGGATTATCAGTTGATAGTTCAAAACCTCTCGGCCTTTGAGAGCCTGCCAGCGAAGCGTTTGTCTGATAAACCCTAAATATATGCTCTGAGTTCCTAGACTTAGCTTGTCGGCCATCTCAATGCGAAATTTCGATATGTGTTCGAGTTTGATGTCCTCGATTTGTGGATCATCAAGCCTTTTCGCAATTACAACTGCTCTGGCTCTCATGGCCTTGATTACACGATCAGAATTCCCTCTTGGAATGCAGTTTTCTTCGATATATTCATTAAATGCCTTTGATAGTTTCATGATCCTCCCCCTAATTAGACCAGAATCAGAATTTAGATTTGCAAGAAGCCACAAAGTATTTGATTGGACTCTTGACGTTCGGTTTGTCTGCACATCCGGCGATAGACCAGATTGTGCTTTCAGATAATCTCCAAGCACACTTGCAGAAGAATGCTCTGCTCTGTGGTGCATGGAACTTCTCCACGAGCTTGTCTGCGATATAATCTACCTGCTTTGCTCGATTTGTTCGATTTGCCTTCCTTTCATTGACAATGTCATTGAAATATCTCTCTTTAGATTTCAATGACAATGACATTGATTCAACTTGACTCATAAACCTCCTTGTTAAACCGCACCAAAAACCATTTCCGAACGCTAAATGATTCTGGATTAAATTAGTTGATGTAGTTCGGCAAGCTCGTGCGCCGCTTGCTTCACGTTGTATTTGACTCTATGGCCAAAAAATGACCGCTCGAGTTTTCTCGAAGCAGTCATCTGAAATCACAAACGGTTAATATTATTGTATCAAATTTTGCCAAAATTTCAAGATATTCTGCTAAAAAATGGGGAGTTTTTCACTCCCCTGCCGATAAGCTCGGCAAACTTTGCGGACTGAGCCGCCTGTTGTCAAAGAATAGTGAGTGTTCCGCGTCCATGACTGAAATCGTATGTGCCTCTGACTTCGGATTCCTGATGGAATGTTGTCTGATTGAGATAGACAGTGCGTGACAGGATTCCGCTGAATTCCCAGCACCGATTCTCGATTCTTGAAGTATCCAGATTGACACGAATCCAACGATCAGAGCGATTCAGCTTGATCAGAAGTCGAACAGCCGGATGGAGATGTCTAGCGAGCTGTTCCTTAAAATCAGAGTCAGCCTCAACTGTGATAATGTCAAAATTGACCATAAGCTCACCACCTTTCTAAATGTGCATGGACATTAGCCCAATTCTGCCGGCGAATACGAACCGGCAGGATAAGACCAACGTCTAGAGCTTGCCTTGCTTCCTCAACTTCTCAACTTTTTCATGGATGTAAGTATTCAGTCCAAGACCACCTTCTTCTTTTGGCTTTGTATAGTGGTCATAGACCTCATAGAAGCGTTGGAGTTCTTCATCCGTCACCGTAGGACAATGGTCGCCAACACAGTCGAATTTGGCAAGGAATTCAACCAAAAAGTTCTTAGTATTATCCACATCAAGATTATTGATGCGATTATTGAGAGAATCAATGCGGTTATTTGTGCCAGCCATCTCATCTTTGAAAAGACCTTTCATTTTCTTAGTCACGAAAGCAGAAATGACACCGGAAGCAGATATAATTCCGGCCAACCATACAATGATTGTTCCCATCTGTCCCAGTGTCATTTGTTCCATGATTCTTATCTTAAACTCGAAATGGTGGTTATTTCTTCTTCTTGACTAGCTTGAACACGAGCAAGACCGCCGCACCTAGCTCTGATAGAGCGGTTGCGAGAGCTGTGCCAAATGTATTCAAATCTGGTGCTAGAATGCAGTTGATGATGAGCGGAGTCATCATGCCTGCGATGATTAGAAAATCACCAATAAGATAAGCGATAAGTTTCACCTTGTCTGATGGATGGAAGATGTCGCCTGCTTCATCGACCACATCTTCAAGATTGCCGAGCATATTGGCCGCAATCTCTTTATTCTTCTTTGCCATTTCTTCATACTCCTCTTTATTTACTGGCACGACACCTTCGCCATCGCCATTATTATCTTCATCATTCTTCACAGGATCAGGAATTGGCTCAACTGGTTCTGGTTTTGGTTCTGGCTTAGTGTCGGTATCTTTGCTTGGCTGTGGTGCTGGCGCAGGAGCGTCTTGAACCATGTGAGCGGTTGCAGTATCGCCACAAGTTTCAGACCAGCCAACATAACTCACACCATAGATAGCGCCGACTTTGTTGATCACCTGAGTATCACCCTCGAAATAATCATAAGTGGCCTTGTGAGTGTATGGACTCGACCAGATTTGAACTTTGCCACCGCTTCTTCGAGCGATTGCGACATGACCATAGTCGCCGCCTTTGTAATAGATGAAAACAAAGATTCCATCCGGAATATCGTAGTCGAAATGCTTGTTCGGATTGACATTCCAAGCTGTCCAAGCGCAATCTGCTGTCCAACCTGAGCCGACTGAAGCTAGACAGACCGCTAGACACCAGCAATACCAATCATAAAGTAGTTGTCCGCCAACATACACATAGAGTGGATGATTCGGATCGTTGTCGAGATTAGGAACTCTGTCCTGAACCCAATGAGCCATTGTCGTATTCTCCTTAATTGCCCTAAATTATGAGCAAGTAGTGGAGCGTTCCGCTATGGCTCGGAATCGTAGCTCACAAGCGATAGCGAGCTGATCTTGCGAGTTGAATAGATGGTGACTGTGAATGCCGAAACGACAGAATAGTTGTAGATATAGCAATCTTGAGTAGAAGATGGATCGGTTAGTGTGTAGCGATAGCCGAGCGAATCGAATGAGCCATTTGCGGCCATGAAAGTGTATGCCGGTGTTGAATTGTCAGCATAATTGATTCGGATTCGGCATTTGCGACAAGATGGCACGCTGATGGTTTTCAGGCTGTATCCCATCCTTGCACGAACATTCTGCGCACACTTAAGCATGCGAATCTCATATTCAGCTTGTTTGACTTCATGTTGGAAGTTATTGCCTATCATATTGTTGTCCCCTGTGTGATGATGGTTGTCTGTCCAGTATAGCTGTTGTAAATCTTGATCATCGGAATCTTCTTTGAAGCGATAATCTTGATGTCCGCTGTCCAAGTAGAAGTTGCCCAAGTTGCCGGATGTCTGCCGTTAATGTCCGCCTGATTGATTCTCGCTGTTGTATCGACATAAACATCTGGCGATGAGCATGTGCAATAGAATTGGCTCATAAAATCAACCTGATCGCCAGTCATATCAGTTCCATCTTCATTGCAGAATTTGATATTTATTGTGGAATATTCGCCAGTAGTGTGGTTATATTGCATAGTCTGCGCTGAAGTATATGTGACAGAGCGCAAATCAAGCACGACTTTGGATTGAGCATCCTTGATGTTCTTGATTTCTTTAGACAATCTCAAATATCTCTGTTGGAAGTTCATTATGCCGCCTCTATTCTCCAAGTGAATTGATTATTTGCCACAATATAGAAGAAATAGCTGATAGATTGCGAGCTAGAAACTTTGAATCTCCATGTTCCATCAGACATAATAGTCAAATCGACAACCCTTTGGACTGGCACAAAGACCGGCAAGGCGGTTGCGAAGAAGTTGAGCGTGTCCGTTGGTTTGACATATAGATATGCCGAGCTTGAATATGAGCCAGAAGCGAGCTTAATCCACATCTGCACCACTCCAAGACCACGCTCATGAGCAATCTTCAGGCTACGAACTTCCTTCTCCATTTGGAGTAGCTTGCGCTGTAAGCTCGTGTCGTCCATTAGACAATCCTTTCAAGCACCGGAGTGATATTCTCTGCATTTGAGCTTGTGACGCTCACAGAGAGCGCCTGAACGCGAAATAGGCCACTTGTTTGACCGGTCATGTCCTCAGTGTTGTTGATTGTGATTCTATCGCCAATCCAGATTGAATCATCGCCTTCTGGCGATGGAGCGATTTGGCGGCCTGTCAAAGTGATTTCTGGTTGCCAGAGCGGATTCGACTGACTTGCGACTTCAGATGTCGCCTTGCCATCGAGTGTGGTTTGTCTTGAGATAGATGAATCCTGATAGAGCGATTCATAATAACCATATTCAGTCACAGCATCGGAATTTGTGGCCTCAGACACGATAGCGGTGTTCTTCTCAGCGTCAGCCGACACTTCGCCTGCGCCGATCGCAATCACATGAGAAGCGAAGCCATCCACCTCTTGAGCCGAGATAGAAACAGCCGAAATACCATTGAGCATGGTCGGATAGTTGATGATATAGCTTCGAGTCACGCCGAAATTGGAATCAGCCTTGATGTCATAAGTGCGATCAGGATGAAAATAGACATCAAAGATACCAGCACCGGTGATATTGTCTGCCCTATCTGTTATTGCTTCCTTGACTGTCTTATAGCCATCAATAGTCTGAGTGACGGTAGCAAGATTGTCTAAGTCGCCAGAAACGAAGCCAAAGCCTTTGCCTGCCGCTTCTGCTCGACTATCTGCGTCATAAATCCAACCCTCAATCATATCCGCCATTGGAGCGGTCTGAGTGGCTGTTGGTCTAATATAGACACCGCCCAAGAGATTCAAATAGCCATCAAATTGGAGGTCTAGATTGGCGCTCGTGCCATTTGGAGTATATGCAGGCATAGTTGCGAGAAAACCGCCACAAACTGCGACACCATTTCTAATAACTCGGCAATCGAGAGCGAGTGGCTTCAATACATCAACGATAGATGTGCTTCTATCATTGCACCATTGCTCAAATAAGACATCATTCAGAGTGAAGCTGATGGAATCGACACCGTTGATAGTCCTCCTGCGTTCCCACACGAGATTCTGAGCAAGTTTTCTCACATCTCCAATTAGAACACCATTCAATCTAAGTTCTAGTTCGTATTCTGGAGCATTCATTATCCTACAACCTCCGACCATTCGACAGTTGATTTCTGAATCGTGCCGCCTGATCTAAACACTAATCTATTCACACCCGGAGCAAGTCTTATCCACTGTCCTGAAATATTGCCAATTACAGATAGGCCAGAGAGCTTTGCGGTTTGAGCGTTGCTATCGACCACAAGTTCCTGACCGGCCACCACATTGCCTTGATATGTGAGTGTCGTGCCGGTTGTGAGATTCTCAATCTGTGGATTCTCTGCACCTGCTCCAACTCGCCAGATAGGATAGACATCTGCGATACCATTATTGATGATGGTGGTGACACTAGACGTGCCGACTTCCCAAGTAGCACCGAGCGCATCCCATACAATACCGATAGAGTCCCAGATAAGACCACCAGAGCCAGTTCCAGAAACATTCACATCAACAGAATCAGCCATAATTTCTTCACCTTCGGCATCTTCTGCGTATGGATAATAATTCACATCCTCAAAGTTCAGAGCAACATGATATTCTGGTGACTTCTGGTCGATTTCTTTGACCTCTGGAGCGTCTGTAATATAGCCACGCTGTCTTTTAATTGCATCGCCATTCTCGAATATATAGACAACGGTGTAGAAATGATTCTTCTGGAAGAAGCTGAAGAATTGTCTGCGATAGATTTCGGTCTGCTCTTTGGTGACACCGAAGTCGCCAACATAACCATCAAATGGTTGTGCGGAAGCTCTGCGAACCTGACCGGCAAGAAGTTGGCCATCGTTGCCTTGAACATCTACAACATCATTCACGAAGTTATTGGCCACGAAATGTTGTTGGCTCTCTTTGAACTCATAAGCACCCTTGCCAAGCACAAAGCGCTCGCCATCATCTCTGATGAATAGAGCAAGAATCCATGGCTTAGATGTGATATTCACACTCATAGTGTTGTCCTCCTTATACTTGTGAGCATTCTTTGACCAATCTCATCCGCATCAAGACCTGAAGCGATGTTGTTATACATATTGACCGTAATCGAGCGACCTGCACCGGCTGTTTCTGTTTGCTGATCTAGACCAGCGTTGATTTGCGAGATAAGTGAAGCCATCTTTGATTCAGGCACAACCCATTCATCTTCGCCACCTTCGCCGGCCACAATCATGCGGCCGCCTTTGGTGTTTGGAACGATACCACCAGTTGCGAGATATGGAATCTGTGGAACGCTGATGTTCTGAACCCAACCGAACGGAGTGACACCAAGAATGTTGATTCCTCTTAAGAAGCTCAAGAATCCGTTGATTCCGTTGAATGGAATTGCGACAACTGTGTTGATGCCACGGATGATTGTATTCACGATTGCTTTGAATGCGCTCAAGATACCATCCACAATGCCCATGAAAATCTGACCACCAGTCGAGAACACATTCTTCACATTTGTCCAAGCCGCTGTGAAAATTGAGCCAAAGAATCCGGCAAGATTGCCGAATATTCCGGTGATTACGTTCCAAGCGCCTTGAGCGGCCTGTCCAAGTGATGAGAAGATATTGCCGAAGAACTCTGTGATTCCTGACCAGTTATCTTCAATCCATTTAGCCGCACCTGCAAGAGTTGCACAGATAGCGACAACAGCCATAATCTTTAGATTGAGTGGATTGAGCGCTGATGTTAAAGCGAATATCTTTGTTGCGATTCCATAAGCCATGAGCGGTGCGATTGCGCCTGCAAGAGCTGTTAAAACCCACATATTCTGCGAGATGAATGTGACAACACCACCAATTGCCTTGCCGATATTTATAAAGCCGGATGAGATGGCATTGATAGCATTTGCGATATTTTCCTGACCGATTGCGTTAATTATCTCGCCAATTGCCTTAGAAATGCGGTTTCTCACATTCTGCATAGCAGTGCCGATGCCATTTGTCGAGTTTCTTGCCTGTTCTTCAAATGATTGGAAGTCGCCAACACCATCCTTGTTGAGTGTCACGAGAGTTTTCATGAAATCTTCCATCGACACTTCACCATTGCGGAGTGATTCGCCAAGAGCGTCAGCGTTTGCGTATCCCATCGCCTGAGCGACCTGCTTAAGCTGTGCTGGCATTGCTGTCATGGCCGAGCGCCACTCAACCATGTCTGGCTTGCCTTTAGCATAAGACTGAGATAGTTGCATCAAGGCAGTGGATTGGACATCTGCGGACTGACCGCCGGCCAAAATAGCGTTATTGAGTGCGATGAAGTAGTCTGTTGATTTTGAGATGTCGCCATTTGAGCTTGTGAAGTATTGGACAGAGCCAGCCGCATCATCAAGTGCAGTTGGAAGCCCATCAATGGCTTCAGATAACTTGTCGATTGATTTCTGCGATTCTTCTGCACCAATACCAAGATTGGACATCACCTTTGGGAAGTTGTTGAGCGTATCGACACGAGAAATGGCCGAATCAAGAGAATTTGTGATGGCGCTTGCCGCTGATGAGATGCCTTTTGCAATGAGCGAGCCTGTTGCCACGCTCCACTTGTCTAATTTGTTAGCGGAGTCCTTTGCGAACCTAGAAACCTCGTTGTCGGCAGTTTTCATGCCGGCGGATAGAGTTTTAGTGTCGAACTTCAGCGATATTGTTGCTTCACCAACCTGACTCATGATTCACCTTTCGCAATTTTCTGATTTAATTTGATAATTTCGTTAATTTTTCGCGCAGTTGTCTTAGATTTTGAGAAAATTGAGCCAATTGCGCCAACTATTACTGATTCAATTTCGGCCATTTTAGCCGCTTCTCTTGCCCTTTCAGCGTTTATATAGTGAGTGATTTCTTCTGTCGTGATTTCGCCTGAGTTCCATTTCAAATAGACTTCATATCCAAATCGAGAGATAATTTCGGCCACAAGACTATCAACTTCATCGAATTTGGCTTTCTTATGCCTTCTGAGCTGTATTTCTCGGAGTTTTGCGACATCTTCCTTGTCGAGCCAATCAGAAGCCCTAGAAGCTCGCACAGGCGCTAATTCTGGCGCTTTTCGGATTGAATCTAGTGTGAGCTTCTCTGACATTCTAATTATTCTCCGTCTTATGCGTATTCACCGGAAGTGACATTAAGGCGCTTCTTCTCAGTTGTGCTGAAATCACCTAAGCGATAGGTATATGCACCATAGCCATCATTTGCATGAGTAGCTTCGTTGTAGATGATTGGATGGAGCGCAAGAGTGATTTCGGTTGCATCTGAAGTGCCGAGTTCGATGTCATCATCAACGCTAGGAATACAGCGAGTGAATTCAACATCAACACTTGAACCATCATCACAGATGCCCTGAGCGACAACGCTCATATAATCATCGCCCTTGCAGATGTTTGCGTTATCGCCAAGAACTTGACCATCGCCTGCTGTTGCACCGGTATAGGTTGAAGCAGTCCATTTCTGAAGTGCTTTGCCTAAGATGCTCCAGTTGTCAGCCAAGAATGTGACTGATGCGCTAATCGAGTCGAATGTGCCTTGAATTGGAGTTTCGCTTGTTCCCATAGAACTTGCACGAGATTTCACACGAGGAGCGATGTTGAACGTGAATGTTGAATCCTGTCCAAGATCGTCTGGCTCAAGAGTGAAAACGCTCCAAGCAGTGCCATTCCATTTGCGGAACACGATTCTGCGGAGTTGTGAAATGTTTGTTGCCATTTCGTTTCCTTTCTTATGAGTTAATATCGTAGGTCACCTGAATACTTGCCATCTTTACGATCAGTAAGTTCTCGGTGACACCTGAATTTTGCGGAGTTGTTGTCGGCCTGATTCTCACGTTGGAATAGTCCCAAGAATAGCCACCCTCTGTGCCTGTGAGTGAGCATAGAGTTGGATTTGAGATAATCCATTTGAGAATTGCCTGCTGGACTTGCTCTGTCTTGACCTTGTTCTTAAATGCGACATAGAAGTCGATTGTTTCACGAAGATTCAGCCCTTTCGGTGAGTTAGCAGAATCGCCACCACGAGTGACGATCCAAACACCCTGAGCCGGATTTCCATCTCTTTGGAGTGGCATTTCTTCCCAGAAGAAGTTAGTATCTTCGACTAGACCAGCAACACCCTCTTGAGCGAGCTGTTTGAATAGTGCTAGTGTAATCATTAGATAATCCTCCCGAAGTATTTGTTAGCCCAGTCGCCTGTGAAAGTTTGTTTCATGGCTCTTTGCATATAGAATCTAGTATCTGGATGTTTGTTGTTGTATTTCTCACGAATATAGGCGTAATCTACAATGCCCTTTGTCGAATCAGCTTTGCCCACAATTCCACCTGCGATGACATCTGCGCCATATTCTCTCGGAACGGTGCGGATAGTGCTTGCAAGGTTGCCGGTGAGTTTCGGAGCGTTTTGTGCGGCCAGAGCTTGAATATCCCTGCCCATGATTATGGCTTTCGCAACGAATCTCTTTTTGACAGCATCTATGGTCTGAGTGTCCCAAGTGATACTGTTATTTGCCATCTTCAATCCCCTCTGTCTGTTTGACAGTCAGCTCAATATGTTCTATTGCACCGGTGTGCTGGTTCTTGCCAACACCAACGGATTCGATAGCGAACCAATATCCCTCTGGACTCTTGAGGTAGTAGTTAGAAAGAAGTATGTTCGGGATAAGCGTTGGAAGCTCACTCGGCTCGATATAGAGCAACATATCTGCGCTCAAATCTTCGGCATTTGGTGATCCATTTGAAACGGAATCTGCGTCTGAAATGATTGGTGAAATGTTGCTTCCGGTATCTACGAGAGAGAATCCGACAGCCGTTCCCCTCTTTACTTCCCAGATAGTCCATCCACTTTCTCTAGCGTTTGGGAATGCTTCAAAAACGGTCACAGCAATACCTCGCATTCTTCTCAACACTAATGGTTGAGCCGCATTCAGAATAGCGATCTATGATGTCACCATACTGGCTCGCAATCTGTGCGAAAGCGTTGGCGGCTGTGTCATTTGTGAATGAAATTGTGAAATTGCGAACAGATTTGGAAGCAACCTTTTCAGCGCCAGTTCCCTGATAGGTAAATGTTGCGCAGATAAAGTTAGCGAGCAACACTTTGAAATCGGCCGGAAGATTGCCATCCTCATCTGTTGGAAGTGCGGTCAGACAGAGAAAAGACTCAAGTCGAGCTTCAGCAACTTCGACAATAGTGTCCCAGTCCTCCTGAGCAAGAGTATTCTCTTGTCCAGTGAATAGTTTGTAATCGTCTTGAGTCATATTTTCTCCCTAGTCCTTTATTAAGCTTCGATAGCAATAGCAGCAGCAGCTTTAGCAGCGATGAGAGAGCCACCACGAGGAGTTTCGCCAAGACGAACTTCAGTGTTATAGTCAGCATCAAAGCTGTTGCGGTGGTTGATGGTGTTTTCACCGATGAGGCCATATTGGTTCTCAGCGAATACATAAGCAACGTTCTCATCGTTGTCCATCCAGTCTGGAGTGTAGATAGCAGCAACACCCAAGAATTGTTCGAGTGAAGTGCCCGGATTTACGAGATAACCGTTGTTGCTCTTAGCACCGAGTAAGCCAGAAACAGCAGATGATTTAGCAACGACAATCAAGCGGCCATCAGCCTTGATAGCACCACGAGCTTTGACAACACCATCATAGAGGTTGTCAGTTGCGGCAATTTCAACGGTAGTAGCAGCAGCTGCACCTGCACCAGATTGAGCAGCAGCATCAGCCTTGATTGAGTAGAAGCCACGAGTGCCATCGAATACACGATAATCAACACCTGAAGTATAAGTGCGGCCATCGCCAACGATTGCGGCACGCTCGATTTCGCGGCGGATAAGTGAGTCGATTTCTTCATCGGTGTAATTCAAGAGCTGTGGATTCTCATAGAGCATAGTTGCATCAATAGGATTCTTCTTGTAGATCATCTTGACTAGAACATCACGATAAGTGTCTGCAAGAGTTTGATTTGCTTTGAGATCGCCAGCTTTGTGGCCATGAGCGCGGCCTTGTTCGCCTTCACCAAGACTCATGAAGTGTGCGCGGAATGATTTGACATTCAAGTTGCGGAAGTGTGACAAGATACCGTCAGCACCTTCAAATGCAGATACGAATAGTTGGCCTGCTGGAGCAAGTGCTGGAACGCCAGTGATGTCATCAGCAATTTTGCCTGCAAGATTCTTCTGAAGAACCTTATCAAGACCATCCATGCTCATACCATTTTCTTCTAGGGATTTGCGAACGATTGAGTTGAACTCAGCGCTCTTTTTGAAATCAGCTTTGCTTACACGAGCAACAGCTGGTTGTTTTGCCTCATCAGCAGTTTTGATAACAGTGACAGGCATAGTGAGTGAATCTTTAGATTCAGCCATTTCTTCTTCCTTTCCTTCTTCTTTAGTTTCCTCAGCTGGAGTTTCTTCCTTTACTTCCTCAGCTGGAGTTTCTTCGACAACCGGAGCTTCTTCAACAGAATCGGCGGTTGGCTCGGTTTCTGACTCTGGAACGTCTGTTGTAAATTTATCTACAACTGCGGCAAGCTCATTCTTGAAAGCGATTGCCTCATCTGGAGTCAGATTGTCAATGGTTTTTGCCATTTCAATTTCTCCTTTGGTTTTGTCATCATCTGTGGCTTCAACAGCTTCAGCGACTCCTTCTGAGTCCTTTGCTTCGACCTTATTTTCAGCCTTTAGATGATCAAGTGTTTTGGCGCGTGAATCGTTTCCGGTCAATACCATCGAAATCTCACGCAAAATTCCGATAGGTTGCTCAATTTCATATCCGTTGCCATAGTAGCCCTCAGGATAGATGTCCATTCCGATTGAATAGCTTGCATCATCTGAGATAGCGAAAGCATGGTCTGCTAGTGGATCGTTATCGGCGAAATACATGCGAGCATGGAGTCCATCTTCTTCGAGCCATACTTTGCATGAGCCGAATTGCTTTTCGATTGTTGGGAATACTCCATAGCTGTCACCATCAAGCTCGACAGAGCCATGATCAGCTTGAGCTTTGACTGAATATTCAACAGTCTGCTCATCTGGATTCTTCTCAAGTTCTGAAATCTTGTAGAGCTTCGCATCATAACCCATGACATACATGTCATCAAGACTGCGAATCTCGCCTGATTCCATCACCTTGCCTGAGTTTGCAAGAATATTGCGAAACCTGCGGTCTTTCTTTGGTTTTGAATCAATGATTCGTGCTACAACTTTCATATCTCGAATTGTGAGTTAGAAATGGTGGCTCAAAAAAGACAGCCCTTGCAAGCTGTCCTTTTGAATTTAGTCGCCTACACGATAAACACCAATGATATATGTTTGATAGCCAACGATGGTTGCAGTTTTGTTTGTGTTAGATGTGCGAATATATGGTCTGATAGAGTGAGTTCCGGAACTAAATGTCTGTGTAATCATAAGATTGACTGTGCCAGCTGTTTGGCCGCCAAATGAGCTGAACTTATAGATTCTATTAGTATTTCCATCTATTTGAAGATGAATCTCCGCGTCATAGGAAGTCGTATTCACGCCAATATTGAACATCGAGATATAGAGAATATATGTTCCGCCTACAAGATTGCTTGTGGTCTGTTCTGCACCCACAGGAACTAGAGTAGTGGTTGCTGTGGTTGCTGCGCTACCAATATCGACTAGAGTTTGCCAGCCATCAAATGAAGATAGAACTCCGAGCTTTGTTTTGTCTGCGGCGCTCATAAGACCGTTCGAGCCTGTGGTTGCTACATTTGATAGATTGATTGACTTTCCCGCCGAAATTAGACCAGAAGTGATAGCTGTGGTATTTGCTGGCACGCTCACATTGGCAATCACGACATAATAAGCGGTTGAACCTGTGCCACCATCAGCGGTGATAGCTGTGCGAATAGCGGCATCGAGCGGAGCGCCACCAGATGTGCCATTCACTGCGATAATTCCACAAGCGGTTGGATTATCCACAGAAGTGTCGCTTGCGGTTGCTGGACTATTTACATAGGCCACGATTGAATCAATACGAGCTGAAGTGGTTGAAGCGGTATTGATAGTCACACTGATTGGATCGCCTGAGATATTATCAACTGTGGTGCGGTTGCCAAATGGATCTTCGGCCACAGCCACGTCACGAGTCGTGCCATCGCCGCCAACTGCCACAGTCATGCCTGAATCTGGCTCGACAACGAAACCTGACACGATACCTGCACCATCAAAGGTCGCAAGCACATCATTGAATGCATTGACTGACGTTCTGCCACCGAATGCGCCATTCGTGCCTAGAGAGTTGTTTGGATTTGTCATTTCTTATCCTCCTGACCGTTCTTCGGTCTATTAGTTAAATCTATAAGTGGAGTTGGTGCGAGAATTGTGCTTTCAGACTTGTCGATCCACTCACCACGAGTCTTGAGCATGATTTGGATTGCAGATAAGTCGCCTGCCGCCGCTTTCTTGTTGAGCGACATGGCCGCAACTGCTAGATCAGTCATATCTGCCTCAGAGAATCCGGCCTTTGACAAAGTTTGTCTGAGCTTAGGATTCTCGACCTTCATAGCATTGGCAATCTCTAGTAGTCGCTTGAATGTCTGTCGTTGCTGGTCATTCTTTTTGCGAGCTTCGACAGCTTTCTTCTGAAGCGCTCTGTTTTCTTCTGGAGTCCTAGTCGAACCATCTTGCAGATTCGCTAGGCTCTTTGGATTTGTTCCTCTTGGCATTTCGTATTCTCCTTAAGATAGTCAGCGGCATGAGCGAACTTCACACACACCCTGACCGTTTTCTTGCATCCTCGACAATTCAGATTCGCATCAATGTCCCTTTCTGTATCGCCTAAGATTCTGTGGCAATTTGGACAAGTGATTTTCATCTGACTATCTCCGTTTTCTCTCTGAATGTGCATCGACAGTTGGCGTGCGGACTTGGAACTTGGCCATAGCTGTTATAGATGTCATTCTTCCAACTGGCTTCAAATTCCTCGCCATCTTCTGTATGAACATGGACGTGATCAGGGAATGCTTCGCCGACTGGAATCTCTGTGCCATCCATTGACTTGCAGATGTCGCAAGCGCCTGCCCAAGCCTGCCACACGATAGTTGTCTTGAGTCCATATTCAGCGTCAATATTCTGATCTAGCTCAATGCGGCCTGCATTGATAGCATGGTGCGTTTCGTTGCGAGCGATCATCTCTGCTCTGGCGGTTGGCATAGATTCAGAAAGCCTTGAAGCGAGTTCGTTCTGAGTGATACCTTCTTCTTTTGCCTTGAGGAATATCTCGGCAACAGCTTTTCTTGTATCGCCTACGAAGTTATCCACAATCTTTCCGGCACGCTCATCAATAGTCTTAATGAAATCTGCATTAAAGTCGTATGAATTGCTATTCACAATCTGTTGCATAGCTTCGTTGAGCTGTGGCAAGTCGAACTTCTTCTCAAGCACGCTCTGAGCGCCATCAAATGCACCTGTTTCGGCTTCTGCTCTGAGATACTCGACAAGCTGGCGCTTTACTTCATCAACATCCAAATCACGCTCTGCGGCGATTTCTTCAGCCGCACCAATCATGAGGTCATAGATTTGCTTGATGTTTTCTTCACCTTGCTCCCAAGTTGGTGTATAGACATCAATCACACGATTCTCAACGACAACTGCGTCCTGAATACCTTTGACAGCTTCAGTTGTGGTTTCGGCCTGCTCTGCATTCACCTTGCGAGAAATAGCACGAGCCGCACCTTCCCAGTTCTCACCGAGATTGAGTGCGGATAAGACATCAGCTGGCTTTGCACCGGCATTGATCAGCTTGATAAGAGCGTCAGCCTGAATGTTGTGCGTTTCAGCCTGTGTTTTTACACGATCAGTTAGCTCAGGAATTTCTAGGTCGAAACTGATAGCATATCCAAGACCACCGAGAATGCGGTCTAGCTCTTGTTGGAATGCGCTCCAGAATGAAACGAGAGCCGGATAGACTCGGCGCTTTGTGAATTGGTGGTCACTAAGCTCGGCGTTGTCATATTTAGCAGATGAGTCATCACCCAAGATAAAGTTAGAAACACCAATTGACTTATTGAGCCTGTCATTCACCACATCAATGATTTGGCTGAGAGCAAGGCTTGAGTTGGCCGGCTGAATAGTCTTGACTTCGATTTCATCCTTAGTTGAATCATCATCAAGTGTTTGTCGCCAAGCATAGACCGTTTTGTTGCGATTCTTAGCGCCCTTTAGGCCACGCTCAAGATCAGCACGCTTCGCATCATAGTCAGCACGAGAGCGAGCCGAGATGAATGTGATAGTTGCCGGCACAGCGCCATTCTCGAAGAATGCTTTCTGATACTGAGCAATTAAATCATCAATCTGCGCCCAAATCTCGACAGAGCTGGTTGGTGAAATACCTGAATCAAGATAGAAAGGATTGCGAGAGTAGCG